CTTTATTAGTTCAATTAAAGTATCTGTCTTAATATTTTCTTCGTGTATGATTTCATCTATCATGTTTATATGCGAAATGCCACCAACCTTATAAACTTGAAACCAACCAACAGCAGGCATGCGAAAGCCGAAGTCAATAGAACAATAAGTTGGAAAGTTAGGGCTATGAGGATACTTGCCAACATCAAGATTCCTATCAAAGGGATATACCCTACCTGCGAAACTCGTAAATTTTGCACCATATTCTTGATCGAATACCTCCTTACTCATATTGCGTTTTCGTTCTACTATTACTGAATTACTAAGCCCGTTTGGATATGCGTGATGATTCTCCCAAGCTGGAGCAGTATGAGATTCCCACATTGCATCTTTCTTTCCAAGTAGATATTTATCATATACCCAGTTAAAGCCCTGTGGCGTTGTAATGAAAATTGCCTTTCCATTTCTACGCCCAACAGCAGGTGAAATGTACATATCCCATATATCCTGTTTCATTTTCGCTGCCTCATCCAGAACAACAAGATCATATTCATCACCAACTAAAGAATCGGGATTATCAGCCGATAAGCCTTCTATTGAGCTGCCCCATTTAAAGCGAACATACTGATCTTTCTCAGATGATTTAACTACTGATGATTTATTTGGAATTACCATTGTTCTCCAGATTTCATCAAACAACAGTTTGGATTTCTTGTAAGATAACCCCACAAGGGCAACTTTTTTATCTGGCATTGAGGCAACGAAGGAAGCCTCTTTAGCCGATGCATAAGTTTTTCCATATCCTCTGCCACAAACAATCACAAAGAAACGAGAGCTTTTTTTCTTTGGGAAATGTAGCATGGATTGACCCCTATGAGGCGTATAGCCCATGAACTCAAACCACTCTCTTTTATATGTCGTGAGATTTTGTTTCAAATTTTAAGGTTTTTTTAAAGTTAAACTTTAAATATTAAAGAAAAGTATCGTAAATACTTGCATTTTAAAACCTTCCTAATTTAAGTTAAGGTATCTGAATTGTGCAAGAAAATGTAGAAAATGTGTGGATAACTTGTGCATAATTTAAAATGGAGGGCAGTATGTCCGAAGAGAACACACCAGTAGCAGAAACAGAAGTGAACACTACTGAAAAAATAGAATCAGTACAGCCTAATACTGATTTAATTGCCGAAAGCAAGAAGTATAGACAAAGGGCTCAACAAGCTGAAACACAACTTGCTGAATTTCAGAAGAAATTAGAACAGCAGGAAAATGTAAAGCTAAAAGAGAAAGAAGAGTGGAAAATTTTAGCAGAGCAAAATGAAGCAAAGCTAAATGATGCACTTCCATATAAGGAAAAGTATGAAGCTCTTTATTCTGCTAATAAACAAAAAATATTATCCCAATTTCCTGAAGAACAACAAGAAAAATTCAAGGATAAAGACCCTGAATGGCTCGAATCTCTCTTAGAAGCTCAAGGTAAAAATGATTTTGCCGAGCCAATAGAAAGAGGTAGTGTTCCTAAGAATCAGGAATTTGGTGGCTATGGCTCTATGGCTGAATGGGCTATGAAAGACCCAAAGGGTTGTGATAAACATTTAACAGATAGTGTTAAAGGCTACCAATGGGGTAAAGTACAATAATTTAATACTCTGTCAAAATGAAGGCACATTAGTGCAGTTGAAAGACAGATAAAATTTAGGAGTTAGCATGGCACAAAGTAATGTCGTAACTGATGTTGGTGTAGCGGCTGGTGGTTTAGGAACAGCGATTGCAGCAGCAACAGTTCAATTCAATAAGGCAGCAATAATGCCAAATCTTATTCAAATGGTGGCAGCACCATCAGGAACAAATACAGTTAAGTTTCCTGTATATACTAAGCATGATCCAACTCATGCAGATTATGGTGTTGATGAACAAGCAAGTGGAGCAGAAGAAACTATTGCAAATCTTACAAGTATTGAAACAACAGCAGTAAGTTGTGAAGTATTAAGACGAGCAATAAGAGCAGAAATTTCAGATTTGTCTGCACATGGTAATGATGATGCTCTACTTGTAAATGCAGCAGCACAGCTTGGTAATGACGTGGCAAGAAAGTTTGATGTTGAGTTACTTGACTTAATGGATAATTTCAGTAATGGCGTAGGTCAGGATGATGCCTTAACATTTATGATATTCATGGATGCTATTGCAACATTAGAAGCAAATGATGCTGCAAGACCTTATAATGCTGTATTACACCCATTGCAAGTATATGGAACATTTGGTTTAAGCCAAGAGTTTAGTAACCTTGCTACACCTGCTCAATCAGGTGGTGGTGGTTTTGCTGGACAGGCTTCTGATGCCATGAAAGACCAATTCCAGACTGCTGGGTTAGTAACAAATGTAGCAGGTGTTGGAATATATACAACAACAGCAGTTCTTACTGGTGGTACAGGTAGGAAAGAAGGTGGAATGTTCTCAAGGGGAGCTATTGGTTGCGGTTATCTTGATTTTGGTGGTGGTGGTTTTATCCAAATGGCTACTGAAAGAGAAGAAGCCTATGCAAAAACAACTCTTGTTGCAAATGCGTATTATGCAGGTGCAGAGTTAGTTGATGTGTGGGGTGTTGAAGTAGATACTGAAGTATCATAATAGTATATAGTGAAAGGGTGGTGTAAAAGCCACCCTTAAGCTCTTATGGAAGATAAAAAAGATATTGGAAATTTGCATAATGTTCTAAATAGTGGTGTGGATTTAGACCCTGCTAATAAACTTTCCCTTCATGCTGATAAAGAAAAAGGTCAAAAGGCTTTCTATAAAGGTAAACCAATGAAGTATATGGATTATATACAAGAGGTTGGGAATAGGGTTAAAAGAAATAAAGAAGGCAAGGGGATAGAAAATGGGAGCAAGTTTGTAGGTGTAAATTTTGATATAAATGGAAATATTATTAGATAACAAAGGAGATACAATGGCGGAAGCTAAAAGCAAATCAACAAAAACACAATTCAGTAAATATAAAATTACCAAAGACAATGGTAAAGTTATTTTTAAAGCTAAGGAGTTTATGGGTGATACGAAGCTAAAAAGATTGAAGGCAAAAGGTTGGAAAGTAGAGGAAGTATAATGAAATATAAAACATTAACAGTTACACCAGCTTTACAAGCTACACCTGATTATGCAGCAGGTGATGTTTTGTTTGCACCAACTGAAATAGCTGACTTCTTCCCAAGTAAAAATAGTTCTGCACAAATAGTGAGCTTATTTGTAATTGATAAGCAAGTTGTTGGAACTCAAGCCTTCACATTATACTTCACACATTCGGCAACAGCACTTGGAACTATTAATGCAACTGCTGATGTTTCTATAGGAACTCTTGAAGAAGTACAGGCAACTATTCCTATTGTTGCAGGTGATTGGACAACAGCCAATACTGACAATGCTAATACTTGTATGCTAACTGATCCCGCCACAGATGGAATAGGTGCTATTGTGTCTGGTTATAACTGGGCAAGAAGTTCATTTAGCACCAGCCTTCATATAGTAGGAATTGCAGATGCTACGATGAATGTAGCCTCAACATCTGATTTGATATTCAAAATAGGCGTTAAATATCTATAATGCCTGACTTCAAGGCACTTATTGAACGTATCGGTGTTAATGAAGGCTTCCGAAGTAAACCATATCAATGTAGTGAAGGTGTTTGGACTATCGGGCATGGGATTACTTGGCTTACTGAAGAAGAATCGTTACACATATTAACTGGAAGAATTTCAGAGTTACATCTAAAACTCTTAGATGATTTAGATTGGTATAAGGACATACCCCCAGAGATACAGGGGGTAATTATTGAAATGTGTTACCAGATGGGTTTTACAGGTTTTACAAAATTTAAACGAGCAATAGCTCACATGAAAAATAGAGAATGGCAGTTAGCTTCAGAAGAAATGCTTGATTCTTTATGGGCAAGACAAACTACAAATCGTGCCAAACAACTTGCTGATATAGTCCAAGAACACGGATAATGGATCAGTTCATAGGGATTGCAGAACGATTTGGCTTGCCTGTGGTAATGCTCTTGGGGATGAGTTACGGGTTGATGCAGTTATTCAAATGGATGGCATCCGACCTAATGGCTCAGCTAAAGAGAAATGAAGAAAGAATTGAAGGCATCGTAATAAAGCTAATTGATAATTCCAAGAGAGAACGGGAACAAAATAGGGAACATTTTAATTCTATCTTTCAAAGATTGGATTCACTTGTTGATGTTCTTGTTAAACTATCAGGCAATGGATTAAAGAAATGACTGATATAGATCAGATAAAAGCACAAAGGGCAAGAGATATTCGCATAATGCGAGATAAGGCTGCTGTTAATATTGCAAGATGGGCTTTGCCTACTATTATTTTGTTATTTGCAGGGTTGGTTGGAAGTATTATCTACATAGAAGATATGAGTGCAATCGCAATAATTTCTGCTGCTACATCTTCTACATCAATGGCTTTAATATCTATTCTTAATACAATGACTGGACATAAGGACAAGGAAGATCCGATTGTATCTATTATTAAAGGCTATGCAGATCAAAATGCTGCTTTGATTGATTTAGTAATAAGAGAAAAATCTAAATCACAATCAATCAGGCTTGGCGATAAGGAAGTTTCTCTTACTGAAGGTTCTACCAATATTCATGTATCTGATGATGATGTGGTTTGGGGAAAGAATAAACCAAAAGATGAGTGAACCAACAATAAATGATAAAAGCCATTTCAAGATTAGCCTACCAATGGCAATACAAGCGATCGGTTTGGTGTTAGTTTTGGTTTATGGGTATAGGGATTTGGAAAGTAGAATAAGATTGTTAGAAGTTGAATCAGAATTTAATACAGGTGCTATTAAAGATATGCAAGAATTACAAGAGAAGCCAATTCCTTCAGATATTGAACAAAATCAGAGATTGAAGTATTTAGAAG